AGGAATATGAGGATGTTCCAACATGTGTGTTTGTTCCTGGCATTGATATGTACATACCCAGCCTATCGTTTTGGCTTGGGTTGTTGTCTTTTGCTTTGGTACTATTATGCACTGTTGATATGTACGTCCTATTACACCTATAACCGTCAAATCGAGGAGGCTAAACGTGTTTATGCTGAAAGGCGCGATGCGCTTAGCGAATACGGAAAGTCTCTTAGAGATGGCTGGGTTGGAAAAGGAGCAGTTGCGATGTTAGGTATTGCAGCTGTTGTTTTTGCCATACGTGCTTGGAATAAGTGGCGTATGGATCGACGCAAAGGCCCTGAAGGCTTTGTTGTCGATGGTGTAGGCATTGCAGAAGAGGATGATAAACCCTCTTGGATGCATCAATTTATGGATAGATTATACATGCGGGTAAAACCGCCTGAGTCGTCCAAGTATGCCTCACCTACGCAGGTCGTTTCTGGGATAGGTCGTAACCTATGTTGGGGTGAATTTCAAGTTTCGGAAGAGAAACGGAATAAATGTGGAGTCTTTTTCCCACGTAAATCCGTTATGCTCTTTCCGCAACATATTGTTCATCCTGGTGGCGATATGACACAGGAGATGGTTAAATCTCTATGTCACTGTCACTCGAAAACCCACCCCTGATTGTGGTGGAATTTTCAAGGTAGCACTCGATACTTCGATGTGTTATAAATTCCCAGATTTGGATCTTATGGCTGCTTATGTTCCAAATAGTCCAGACTTTAAGTCTATCGATTTCTTTCCATTAGATTTACCTCGTGGTTCTTGTTTGGCAAAATTGCTAATACCAAGTGCCACTTGTGATCGGAAAGTTGTGTCCGTTTCACCCCGATTTGGTCGGGTAGGACATAAATATAAGCAGATGTACGGTGCTGAATACCGTACTACGGAAGCTCGCGCAGGAGTTTGTATGGGACCTTTAGTGTCCGAAACAAAAACTCCTTGTATTGTGGGCTTTCATATTGGTGGGTATGAACCTACCGCACAAGCAATTGCTATGTGTGTCACAAAAGACATGATAGACGAATCGTACAAATGGCTTGATACCAATTGTGCATTTTTGTCCGCAGAAGCAACTGCTTTACCACATTCTCAATATAATCTTCCGATGATTACCACAGAGGAAATTCATCCGAAGTGTACATATCTGCGTAGTTTGGCGAGTGGTGCTTTTATAGACCTTATTGGTTCGACTCGATTGAGGTCGGAACAAAAGTCTGAAGTTGTACCATCTTTGCTAACTAAGGATATTGAAGAGATTTGTGGTGTGCCACAGAAATGGGGACCACCCAAAATGTCCCCGAATTGGCACCATTTCAACAAAAATATAGCTTTGTTTTCTGACCCTGCTTTGCAGTTTCCCCCTTCTTTATTGAAGCGGGCTCAGCGAGATTGGGAGAAACCATTGCTTGTTGCAATGCGTGCCTATGTCAAGAAAGAGGATTTTAGACCCTTAACTATGGACGAAG